CCAAAATCTGAAGAAGAATTAAAAGTCTTCAAAGAAGAATATCCTGACATATATGGAGTTGTGGAAACTGTATCTCACTTGCAATCTCGTAATGAGATGACAAGCTTACAAGAGGAAGTTGAAACTCTTAAGAAAAAGAATGATTCTTTGGCAGCTCGTGAAGCTCAATTAGAGTTATCGAAATACCATCCAGACTTTAATGATATTAAAGAATCGGATGATTTTCATAACTGGGCAGATGAACAGCCAATGGAAATTAAATCTTGGATTTATGAGAACAACAACAATGGTAAACTTGCAGCAAGAGCAGTTGACTTGTACAAGAAAGACCGAGGACTTGGATTAGATAAAAAAACTACTACTGAGAATAGGCAACCAAAAGAAGGTGCTGATTTGCTAGTTAAAACTAGAGAACAAGTTGGACAACCTACTGGACAGAAGCCAATTTTCAAAACTTCAGATATTCAAAAGATGTCTGTCGATGAGTTTGAAAGATATGAGAAAGATATCTTAACAGCTCAAGCAGAAGGTAGAGTTATAAAAGATTAACTTTATTTTCATTTTTATCAACAAGTAAACAAATAAGGAAATAATTATGGCACACTTTGCAGGTTCGAGTACAACGAACTTTGGTGGACAAAATCCATCAGGAACACAAGCAAACTCGTTTTTTGTTCCAGAAATATATAGTAAAAAAGTATGGATTGCTTTAAGAAGAGCATCTACAGTAGAAGCAGTATGTAACACAGATTACATGGGCGAAATCAAATCATTCGGTGATACAGTAAATATCGTGAAAGAACCACAAATGTCTGTGGCAGCTTACACTAGAGGTACAACTACTTCTAATACTGCTATTACTGACCATGAATTAGTGTTGACTATCGACAAAGCTAATTACTTTAGTTTTGCAATCGATTCTTTAGAGAAAAGATTTAGTCACATTAACTTCGCTGATATTGCTTCAAACAATGCAGCTTACAAACTAAAAGATACAATGGATGCAGAAGTCTTAGAGAAAATGTATACTGAATCAATCGGTGGTACAGCAGCAGATTCTCTTACTCCTATTGCGACATCAGGTGGTGTAGCAGCATCTCAAGCTATCTTTGGTAAAGTAGCAACTCCTATTGATATAGGACACGCAACTGGTGAAGTTGACCCTCTTAACTTTATGAGTTCAGCAGCTCAAGTTATGGATGAGAAAGCTAACCCTGAAGAAAATAGATGGTTCGTAGCAGCTCCTAAGTTCTACAATGAACTAGCAGATACTTCATCTAAACTTCTATCAATTGACTTTAATGCAGGTAAAGGTTCATTAAGAAATGGACTTGTTGCATCTGGTTTAATTAGAGGTTTCGCTATGTACAAATCAAACAACTTGAAAACACAACAAGTTGGTGGTGGTTCTGGACCTACTGAAGCAGTAGTTCAGTTCGGTCACATGAGAAGTACTTCTTGTGCGAGTGCGATGAATACAGTTGAATCTTTCAGAAGTCCAACTACATTCGCTGACCAAGTAAGAGGTCTTCATGTATATGGAAGAAAAGTTCTTGAAAGACTATCAATTGGTGCAGGTATCATCAAAATAGACTAATCAATAATTAAATGTTAGGGGGAGCAATCCCCCTTTCATCTATTAAATATAAAGGAATATTAAAATGAATATAAAAGAACATATACCCCACATTATAGCAGAACATAAAAAAGCAGTAGCAGTAGCTGTTGTAATATTAATTGTTGCAATAATTATATAAGGAAACATTATGCCAGGATATGGAATGAAGAAGAAGCCAATGATGAAACATGGTGGAAAAGTTAAAAGAAAAAATTATGGACATGGTGGTGGTGCTATGGTTATCACTATTAGTAAAGTAAAAAATAAAGATAAAAAGAATTATAAGAAGAAGTAAGAATTATGGGATTAATGTCATCTCCTGCTTGGACAAGGAAAGAAGGCAAAAACCCTAAAGGTGGTTTAAATGCTAAAGGTAGAGCATCTTACAATAAAGGTAAAACCAAAACAGGTAAGAAAAGAAATCTTAAAGCACCTAGTAAAGTTAAGGGAAACAAAAGAAGAAAAAGCTTTTGTGCAAGAATGAAAGGAATGAAAAAGAAATTGACTTCCAAGAAAACTGCTAGAGACCCTAACTCAAGAATTAACAAATCATTAAGGGCATGGAACTGTTAAATGGCAAAAAATTATAAAACATTCGTAAATGAATTATTAGTAGAGTTAAATGAACCAGAAGTTACAACAATATCTTCAGCAGTTGGAATACAAAAACAAGTAGCAAATGTAGTTAATAGAGCTTACTTTGATATAGTAGACTCTGTTGATGATTGGTCTTGGCTTAGTGCTGATGTTCCTGATGACCCTTATTATGGAAACATAATTGTACCAACAGTTGTAGGACAAAGATTTTATTTATTAAAAGCTGGGTCAGCTAATATTGATGCAGATTTTGATTCAGTAAATTGGGATATGTTTACTTTAGTAGATACAAATGCTCCATTTACAATTAATAAATTACCATTTACAACTCTAACACAATGGAGAAGTAATTATGCACAATCCGAAGAAGCTGCAGCTAGAACTAATACTTATGCAACTCCAGTAAGAGTTATAAGAAGTTCAGATGGTAGAAGATTTGGATTATCTCCTATACCAGATAAAGTTTATAATATTCATTTCTTTGCTTATAATAGACCTACTACTTTAACAGCAGATACAGATACAGTTTTATTCCCAGAACAATACAAACCAGTTTTACTAGCAAGAGCTAGATATTATTTATATCAATTTAAAGATAATATTGCACAATCACAATTAGCTTTAGATGAATATAAAAAAGGATTACAAAATATGGCTGATAATTTAAATTCACC